AGCAGTCAGCAATAGAAGCATCAAAGGATTCTTGGAAAGATGAGCTATGGACTATAGTTTTTGTAGCCATTCTTTGCATGAACTTTATTCCTTCTATGCAGGATGTAATGGCGGTTGGGTTTGCTAACTTAGAAACCACACCTCTCTGGGTGCAGTGGGGAATGTATGCTTCAATAGCTGCAAGCTTTGGAATCCGCACTATGAAAGGATTAAAGAAATGAGTTTTAAATTATCACAGCGCAGCCTTGATAGAATGCAGGGTGTAGATGAACGCATGGTTTCTGTGGTTAAGTTTGCAATTACTGCAACAAAGACAGACTTCGGAGTTATTCAAGGCTTGCGCACCTTGGAAATGCAGAAGGCATTAGTAGCCAAAGGCGCTAGTCAAACTATGAAGTCAAAGCATTTGGATGGATTGGCTGTTGATCTGATGGCTTACATTGAAGGCCGTGGTTCTTGGGAGCTTAATCTGTATGACGATTTGGCTGACGCTATGAAGGAAGGTGCTGAAGCTGCTGGGGTAAGTGTGCGCTGGGGAGCGGCTTGGCATATAGATGACATCCGTACATGGGATGGAACTATGGAAGAGGCTATGAATGCTTATGTTGATTTGCGTAGAAGTCAGGGCAGAAGGCCATTCATTGATGGCCCTCACTTTGAGTTAATGCTTTAAATGAGCAAACTTATCTGAGTGACGAGATAAAGTCTTTAAAGTTTTATCACGACTATATCCTAAGAAAGACATGCGTCTGCATATAGAGTCTTTGCTTTTGCCTTCTAAGGCTAGTCTGATTATTTCTTTTGTTTCTGGCCTACCGTCTCTGCCGCCCATGTTATAATCAACAGGTAAGTTTTGCTTTAAGAATCGGCTTTGCCCATCTCTTTCTCTAGCTCTTTTATTAACTTGCTTTGCGTCTTCAAGCATTGCGGCTAGTAGTTTCTCATTCATATGTGATAGCCTTCTTTTCTTAGTTTATTTACGAATTGATTTAGTTCAGAGCGTGCTGCCCATAGATCTTGTTTTACATTTGGGTGTGGATCAGTTCTGTTTTCCTCATCAATCAGTGTGTCAACTCTGCGCTTTAGAAAGTCTAACTCTACTTCATGTGCGCGGTGTATCTTCATTGCCTTCTCCCTTGCTCTACGACAGGCCAGAATATGTTGTTGCGATGAATGAAATTATTGAGGCCAGATAGTTTTACGTCAAGTATTTTTGCTGCTTGTGTTTGAGTGCAGCGAGATTGCGCCAATGCTTTTACTAGCTCTAGTCGCTCGCGCTTATGACGCGCCGTCATTTCTTCCCATGTTTCCATGCTGTTTCCTTTGGGTAAAAAAAAGCCCCACTTAAACAGTGCGAAACCTAATTAAGCGGGGCAGTTGTGAGGAGGGCAGGACGTCCCTCTGGAGAACTAAGCCTAGCTTAGAACGGAATGCTATCTTCTGGCAAGGACGAAGATGCAGATTGTTGACCTTGTTGTTTGTCGCTTATCTGAAAAGACATATAAGGTTTACCATCTTTCATGCGTCTCCACCCAGCAATCCGCTTGTCTTCACCAACTGGGCCAGAGTAATCGGGTGCTGCATCATTGCCCTTCTTGTCATTGTCAAACATTACGGCCATCTTCTGATAGACCTCGACAATACCACGACCGTCTTTGGTCTGGTCTTTGACAAGAACTACTTTTGAATCCACGCCTTCTACGTTGACCTTACCTTGCAAGATCATTTGCTGCGTTGGGAATGGTGTAAAGGCTGCGCCTCTGTTTGTATCGTCATATTCTGCCATGCTTCTGGCTCCTGTGTTGCAATTGTTTTTCTAAGATTCTTAATTTTTTGCCTGCTTCATTAATTGATTTTAATTCTTCATTACTCCTTTCTTTGTTTGATTGCAGGCAATCAATGATGCAAGTAATTAAGGCTTGCACCTCTGGCAGCTTGAGCGTGATATTATTATTTTTACCAGCCACTGCTCTTGTTCCCACTGTCTTGATCGTACTTATTGCCATCCATCTTACCTAAGAAGATGTCAGCATCACAGCCAATATGCGACAGTGCTTTTGTTAGGCCATCAGTGATAGCCATCTTCGGTGCATCCTCAGCCATACGACCCTTAGCTGCATCAAAGAACTTACGGCACCCTGTGAAGGGGCCAAATGAATTTGCTGGCGATGTATGCCAAACAGTAACATGCGCTAGTACAGCGCTGTCTCCGTTGCTTACAGGCACAATCTCTGTTGTGTTGTGCCAACCCCAGCCCTCACCGACTGATCCAAACTGTTCAGTCATCTTCTTGACTTGGTATTGTGGATCAATGGCGGTGAATGATCGGCTGCCGAAGCTGACCTTCTTCAGATATTTGGGGTCTGAAGAGGCCAGCTTGTCCCAGATGTCGAGGTTATTAGTCATTGTTGGTTCTCCTTGTTATGCGGAGTGATCCCCGCTTGTCTCGTTTGATTGTAAGGTGGTCGCAGTAAACTTCCCGCTCGTTACTACCGACCATGTTCTTGAGATCTTTCTTTGCGTTCTCGAACACGCGGTTGTGTTCGTATCCGTTGATGTAGGTAACTGCTGCGTCGATGAACTGGTTGTCTGTGCTGGCGTCTCGCTTGACCATGTTGTCCACCTCAATCTTGTCAATGGAGATGTCTGGCGTTTGAACACCAATCGGTTCTTCGTCGCGTACAACGTAACCCCAGAAGTCTGACACCACCGCCCACATAGAATTGAAATAGCGTAGGTCGAACGAGACATGCGCTGACTCCCATTTACTGTTGCCAAAAATTACTGAGAAATAAGCACCGTCTGCTTTGGCAAGATAACAGTACAGTTGTATTTGTGGCATGTAGTATTCAATGACATCATCCATAGATTTGTATGGATTGGTGTGCTTGGCCTCGACTATGAAGCTTCCCCACTTAGCATCAATTGTACCTTTAGCTGGTACAATGCCAATCTCTTGTTTATATTCATGCTGCTGATTAGACAGAACACAATCATGCTCATGCTCAAACCATTCAAGATTGAAGTCTTCAGTCCAGCTGCCGAGTTGTACTGCAATATTGCGAAACAAATCCTCTGGCTCTACGCGACCAGTTTTGATTTGCCATAGCTCAAGCCAGTCACCATTCATAATTTTTACGCAGTCGCTGCCGCCTATAAAACCTTTACGCTCCATGACGTAACCTTGCATTAACACCTAGATTATAAATTAGCTCATCTTTAAGTGAGCTTACCATTTCATAGCTTAGCTCTATGCTTTTAGCTTTGATTATATCATCTAGTCGAGACAATACATAATACATACAGATGCGATCATCCATATCAGTTCTCCTTATTATTATATAGGTTAGACTACTGCACACTTGCAGCTTACTCAAGATATTTTTTGAGGTCAGCTTCAGTAATGTCAGTGAGTTCAAGCAGTTTTTTTCGTTGCTCGCCTTTGAAGTATGGCTCACCAACAGGCTCACCGTTCTTGATACGCTTGGCTATAATTTCATACTCATCTAGTACATAAGAATACTTCTTGTATTCTTTGGCATAATGCGGTGAACTTGTGGCTTTGTTAATGTGTGCATCCCACACACTACTAGCTACTGCATTGCCTAATGATTTAGGTTTCTTCATCATCATTGTCCTTTGGCATTAGTTTAAATTCATATAGACCGTTACCTTGATAGCGACGTTCTACAATTCTGTTGCCAAATTTTTCTTTTCGTAGATTTCTTATCTGCGCAGATACACTTGGTTCTGGAAAATTAAGATCATCTGAAATTTGTTTTACAGATAGCCAATCATTATTCTCCATGTACATTCTTACTTGATGTATCTGCAGCGTTAGTCTTGGTTTATCTCGACTAGAAACATAATCGTCTCCATCAAATTCAGCTGTTATTTCTTTCTGCATTTGCGTTCTCCATAAGTTTAAGGAATTGATCACCGCTCATGATGACCAGAGTTTGCGGACTTCCTGTCCGTCTTTTATAGAAAGCAATGTCTCGCCTATCTAATACTGTGAATGGGCTAGGAAAATTGGACTTATCCCTATACTTTACTTCTCCCACCAATTCTTGTCCGAAGAGTTCAAGCTTGATGTCGCCGCTATACTCTCCTCCCAAGCTGCCTGAGAGGGGTTGCCTTTTCGCTTTGATCTTCGCTTTCGTAAGCCAGTCGACGAACCACTTCTCGTGGTAAGTTCCTTTGTTCTTGTTACGGTTTGCCATTTGTCTTCCTCATAGCAATGAAGGCAGACATACCAATGCTTCTCGTAAGTAGCTGCGCCATTGTTTTTAAGTATTGCAACGAACCAAGTGGTAGTAGTTTGACACGCAATGCAATCAATCGCGCTGCCTTTTTTTGACTTCGATGTCATAACCTAAAGCATCCAGCCAACACATCAACATGAACCCAGATGGGATACGCTTCTGTGCTTCCCACTTGTGGATCAGTGATACAGTGCATCCGATTTTATGAGCTAATGCTTCTTGGCTTAAACTTAGCTCGTACCGAGCGTCGGTTAATATCTTTACCAGAAGATCGTAGTCTTTCGGTATGCTCACGGGCTTGTTGTATCGAGTGAAGTTCTTCGATAGCATTGATTACTTTCACTGCGGTATCGTATCTCAGTTCGGTGTCTCCGTTTATTGATCTATAATAAGTAGACGTTGGAACGCTTGCTCGTTTGAAAGAGGTGAGCAGAGAGATGTCTGTTTCCTCTGCTCTATCTTGTAGGTGTTTTAGATACGACTTCATACTGCACTAATGCAGCAAGTCACTCGTCGTTGTCAAGATCCTCTGGCTCTATTTCAATCTCACAGTCACCGTTGCAATTAAAACAAGTGTCTTTGTATTCTTCTTCGTAGCCTACATCGACATCAAAACCTTGCCTAATAAACCTAGTGTAAGTCAGAGCGCCATGACCATAGCACTCTGGGCATTCAATATGGGATGTGGTCATCAACATCTGGTATGTCATGGTTATCCTCCCAAGCTTTGGTTGCACGTTGCAAAAACTTCTCACGATTAAAGCGTGGATTAGTTTTCTCTAGCTCATCAGCTATTGAGTGTAGGTGAGAGGGCCAACCTACCATTGGCCCAATCGTGTCTGCAATAAATTCATAGTGTTGTTTACTCATTCTCATTTTACTGTCTCCCATGAGTAGCTTAAGTCATACGACATTATTTCCTTAAGCGAACCAGTTCCGTGATAAACATAAAGCTTATTGATTCGACCTTCTTTCAAATCTACAGAAGCAGCTTTCCAAGCATCTCCTTGCGTTCTGTGCTTGGTTGATAAAATCAAATCGCTATTATCTGATTGCTTGCTATACCACCAAGTGCTTTTTTTCTTATGCACTTTTCCAAAAGTCATTAGCTCATCTCCATCCATTGTTTTGATTTCATTGCGCTAGCAATCTGTAGTTCACGATTGTACTTAGCAATCTCTGGCTTACGCAGATCCTGTGTGTGTGTAGCCCAGTAAGTAAGGCAGTTGTACAGTGCCCACTTATTAGAGCCGAGGCTGCTGCGCTCGTTGTTCCAGATGCTTAGCAAGTTTTCTAGTTGCTTTTCGTTGGTCTTGGTGACTGACTGCTGACGTGTGAATGCTTTGCAGACAGTCTTCTTAAAGAAGTTCTCGATCTGTGGTTGCTCTAGCTTGGTGTGCATCCAGCTTTGCCAAACATCTTTGCGAGACTGAAAGTGCTCAAGGCCATTGATTACCTTGGCTGCTGCGCCTTCGACGTTGATCGATGCAGTGTGCTTATATCTACTGCGCGCCACTGTGTCGGGTGTGGTGCAACCATTGAGGCACCATAGCCGTAAGCCATTGGCTTGCTGAGAGAAGGACCAAGATGCATCGTAGCTATTGAAGAAGCTGACTCTGAACTTAACGTAGTCACCGACTGCTGGTTCAACAGTAAGATTATTAAATAGTATCTCACCTCTTAGCTTGCGACCGTCTTCAAGTACATCGACGCTTACTTCATAATCGTCTGATAGATCTGCTGTTTTGATTCCGTCGAGAACTGAGTTGACTACATCATCGTGCGATACAATCTTGTAGCGTGATCCGTGTACGCCCAACACCTGATCGGTGTCGGTACGCACAACAGCTTGATGACCAGCAATGATATTTCCAAGCTGATCGTGGATTGGTTGTTGCTCAACTGGAAAGTTGAAGTCGTTCATTGAGAAATGTTTCATGCTATACCTCCTCTAGTTTTGCATGTATTTCTGCAAAGCATGTTATGATTTGCTTTAGTGAAATGGGCCGTTTGAAATCTTCATTTATGTTTAAGTTTGCTTCAGCAAATAAAAAGAATTCATGAAGTAATTCGATGTCATCTTTTACAAACATTACAGACAAAGGTAGGTCTGCATAATCAATGTAGTTGAGTCTCATGTTAGTTCTCCTTATACGTCTATAGTTATAGTTGCGTTGTTGATCTGCTCATGAATTAAATCAACAAGCTCATCTGTATGATCAGATATATCCCAGTCTTTTGGGCTTTGCTGATGCAGTTCTTCGCGCACTACTTCACGAATATATTGTACAATCAGTGTGTTTAGTTGAGTTGAATTAAGATCCATGTTAGTTCTCCGTTGGTTATGCCCTGCATTATTGCAGTGACAATAGTTAAAGTCATTAGTTACCTTACGTTACTTTGGTTTTCGTTTTGGTTTTACTTGTGGCACTTCGTGCTTGTGAATGACGCATTGTATTTCACCGTGAGCAAGTGAAGGATTTGTTTCCACGAAATGATCACAGTCTTCTGGTGTAGAGAATGCAATGAATGCAATCCATACAGTTTTTAACATTTAGTTTCTCCTTTTGTTTGAATTAGTGTGGATTATTTGACTTGGGAAGTTGGCATGGTGTTTTGCCAAATTACTCTCACCGTAGTTGGCTCAAGTCTGGGGAGAGAACTCTGGGGAGAGAACTCTGGGGGGCCGTGCCATAGCACGGAAGCGACCATGCCCGAGGAACGAGGAATAGCATGGCGCACTTTTCAGAATCAAAAATGGCACGGGGGTGGGTGGGTGGAGTGACATATTTTGATAGGAGACTGCATGGCTCAATGCCATGCTTTCTCCTGCTGGTCGTTATCAAGCGATGCTTCATATGGAGTGATGACACCACATTGCAAGCGGATGTCGTCTGCATCTAGCCACAGGTCGTCGTCATATAGGAACTCGTCGCTATCATTTGGCGGGATGTTTGGTAATTTAAGCATTGTCTGCTCCTCTGGCAAATGAGGCCCGTAGCGAAGCGGAGGGCCGAAAAAATTTTGGGGCCACCATTTGGCAGCCCCGCGTTTGTTTGTGTTGGTTGGCGTTATGAGTAGTAGATGTTTGCCAAGTCTCCGAAGTAGTCTGCTGGCTCTGGGCAATCCAAGATCATTTCAAACGTGATTAATGCTTTCAACATTAGGCAACGTCCGCGACTGTCTCAACGCCGTTGGTGTTGGCTGTCTGATCTGCGGGCGGTGTGATGCCAAGCGCTGCCATGTCTGCCGCGATGTCAGCGGGGATGGCTTGGCGCTCTTGTGTGCTTGGAATGTTGGCCTCGTTCTCTCCATAGGCAATGTAAGACTTGCCAAAGGTTTCCGCGTAGTAACCGCGCAGCTGGTCTTGCATGCGGTCAAACAATGCAAGTTTGCTTTGTGCTGCGCGGGCTTCTGACACCGCTGCTTTGAGCTGCGTCAATGCAATCTCGGTGCCATCATTGCGGCGCATTGCATATTCGGCGCGTTCTTTGGTGCTCATGGCGTAGGCGTCGTGGCCTTTGCGCGATGTCTTTAACCAGTACAGTTTATCAATGATTGCCTCAACAATAACGCGGCGATCAAATTGGCAAGTGTCTGTGATTGTAAACTGGCGGTCACGGTACAGCGTTTCATCTGTTGTTATGTGGTTCAAGAAGTCCTTCACTGGGTCGGTTTGACTGGTGCGGGTTTTGTTGGCATCGGCTGCGGGGTTTGCCTTAACGCGCAAGGTGTTCAGTTGGTTTTTTGTGTGCTTGTAGTTTTCTTCCGCGTCGATAGCTAGACCGTTTGCGCGTTCAACCATTGCAATCAATTCGGCTTTTGTGTGGTTCTTTGTAGCGATTTCATAAGCAGTCATTTTAAGTTCTCCAATTTAAGCGTTAACTTGTGTGTGTTTCTCGTAATTTGAACCGGCCCGAAGTGAGGGGCTGGACAACGCCGACAGGGAGCGCTGAATAACCGCAGGCTTGCAGTTCGCAATATCCGAGGAACGAGCGTTGTTGCGAACTGTTAGTCAGTGATCCATGACGGTGGGGCCAGACGCGAGCTTCGGAGTTGGTCCAAATTCTTTTTGGTATTCTTTTTTCATTATTCTTTAGCAATAT